CTGTAGTCTTCACTAGGCAAAACAACCCGCACAAACGTAAACTTAGAGTCAGGAGATTCTTTCACTGCTTTCTTAATGGAGTCAGGTAATCTTTTACTACCAAACATCTGTTTTGCTTGCCTTGCAGTAAAGATGTACTCCCAGAATACAGTATCCGGCTTACCACGTTTATCCTCTGAAAAAACAAACTGGCCTGTCGGTATAGAAGTAAAAGCTAAACCACCAAAATTTTTCTCTGGGGCATCATTCTCTTCAAGCAATAAATTGATTGTACCAAAAGAGGTAAAGTCTAAAAACGACTCCCCTATAGCAGTATAGAAGTTACTTTCGTGCATACTGTAAAACATACTTTCAGTAACATCATGGAACCATCGTTTGACACTTGGCTCACGATTCAATGCGTATAGTTCATGCCCTGAAGGAATAGACAAACCAAACCATACTGTAGACTGAGGTACTAATGCTTGCTGCATGGACATAGCCATAATACGGCTTGCCTCTGGTGCAGAAGAATCAAACATTTTATTAGTATGACGTTCTCCTGCGATATGGTGTGAACTGTCAATTTGTTGCTTGCGTGGTCTAATGTAGTCACGGACATCACGGAAAAAAGGCTCCCAAAGAATACGGTCACTCTTTAGTATCTCATACCGTTTCATTAAATCGTTTGCTACAGACATACTATGCTCCTAACAATGTTTTTTGATCCATAGCACCACTACCTAGTAAGCCCGAAGCATCAGCAGACCGATCAGCAGTCTTACCGAATTTAATACGTCCGGGTTTAATAGAGGCTTCGCTAGTACGCCTGTCAAAAAATTGGGTTGGGTCTGCTTTGAGTTTCTTAGCAGTAATGGATTTGTCTGACTGGTAGTTTGCTAGTATTTTATTTGGTGTAGCTCCGGGGCTAACGCCCGTAAAGTATCTACCAGTAGCAGCCTGATGTTTGGATTGCTCAGGATTGTCATACATGAAATCAATAAAATCACTGACTCCCTGTACTCTATATTTTTCGTCTGATATAGACTGTAGGCGTTGTCGCTCTTGATCCTGCTGGCGTTGTATAGCTGCATAATCTATTCTAGGGCCACCACCACCTTTGCAATCTGCAAAACGAAACAACTTGGACAGTATATCTTCAAGCCCGTAATCACGTTCTATTGTCATACCTACTCCTTTATTCACTTAGCAGCCCTTTAGTCGAGCTTGTGCCTATTTTTTTAGGTGTTACAAATAAATTAGGTTTAAATATTTCTTGGTCTTCTACTGTACCCACTCCTAACGCACCACCAATATTGGTAATCGTAGATTCCCTCGTATCTGTAGTTGCCAAGCGTTGAAATTTTCTCCGCTTTTCCTGATCTAGTTTAGCTTGAGTAACTTGCGGTATTTCAGGCAAAGCAGCTTTATCAGGCAAGTACTCCGCTTCTGTAGGCGGTGCCTGTATTACTGGTGCTGGCATTGCTGGCATTGCTCCCTTACCACCCATACTTTATCTCCTTACCATTTAACTTTATTCGACCAATAAGCAGCAGACATTTTACCTTTAGCGATATTTTTACCATGCCTAGCTTTAAATGAATCAGAGCGTGGTGTTTTCGTTCTATCTCCAGTAACGCCTTGCTGACCAAATCTAATAGTTTTAATTTGACTACCCTGCTTTGCTACAACAACATGAGATTTCTTAGAATGTTTTGGTGTGCGTTTAGGTTTATTGTACCCTGAAACACCAATTTTAGATAACCTTGAATCTTTCATAGCCACCTTATTCAAAAACATCGTAATCGGCTACTGCGCTGTCTTGCATTACAGTAACATTTAAATAACCTGCTTCAAAGCCTAAAGCACAAGTAGCTAACGCATCAAAACCATGCGATGCCCAGTTATGTAAGGGTCGATTCTTATAACAACCGTTCTTATCATCCCATTCCTTACGGTAATTCTTTAAACAAGTCAAGCCCCGCCCACATTTAGTCTCATCAAAGTAGTACTGTGGGAATAACGCACGAACACTTTCAATTTTGTCCATTACATCATTAGGCCTTGGTACTGTTTCAAAAATTAAGCCTTGTTCTCTAGCAAATTCTTTACGGGTTTTACCAATAGTGAAGTCTCTGACCTCAATATCATGTGGTGCAAGGTGCTTGCCATATCTATAATCCCTCTGTTTGAGTAGATTAATGTAGTGGGTCAAGCCCTCGTCTGAATTTTCATAGTAATCAATAAATCTTACGCAGTCTTGGTGTATCTGGAAAAACCAAATACAGGTTGTATCGTTAATACCCAAATCCCAAGCTGTGTGTACAGGTAATCTACGAATATACGGTATGTCATCAATCCTCCGATCTACGTAGGCAGACTGAATGTGCCTAGAAAGGTAAGCTCCCTCAATGCTCTGCTCAAAAGCTTCTTTAGCAGTAGTAGGGTACTCACGTTTTACATCATCCCCTAACTCTGACAACTTCTTAGAGTACCAAGATTTTTGTGCCTTGGTAAATGTTTCGTCTAAGTCTAAGCTTTGCTGTTCAAAATACGTTTCTACATCTGGTGGAACTGGTGCAGTAGTTTCTAGCTTGTAAGCTTTCTCTTTATACCACGGGAAGAAGAAAAACCTGTAGTCCATAGTAGTTAATTCTTTGTGGGCTAGGTTATCAAGCTCTGCATCACGGCACTTAGTAAAGAAGTCACCTTCATTACCCATAGCCGTAGACTCCATTGCTAACAAAGCATCTCTAGGCAAAGTTTCAATACTACCAGTACGTACCTCTCTAGCTTTCTCAGGTTCTTTCGCACATATCTTACCGTACTCAGTGATTAGCAACTGACTGAGGGTACCAGAACGCATAGACGTAGACACACGAAAGGCCGATCCATTACTAAAGATCAGCCTCTTACCTTGGTCGCTCTCTAACCGTACAGTATCTTTAATTAGAGTACGCAATGCGGGTATATCACGGGCTATATTGTCCCATACATCCTTAACCTTAGTCCTAAATATTTCTTCTGCGTTCTCTCTAGTATCAGCGATGATACCAGCTTCACGATTAGCGTTAAACAAGCAATCATCCAAGAAGAGTACAGCGAAAAAGGTCGTAACCCCTAGCTGCCTAGCTTTTAAGACAATGAGCCTGTTCCAAATATTGTCATATAGTTCCTGCTGTGCCCAGTTCAGGCGAAAGGGTATTAGATTACTGCCCTCTTTAGGACGTATATGGTAGAGATTATTTAATCTCCATGTTCTACTCTTAATTAGTTGTACTAGATTCTTTGGGGTCTTTGGTTCCACTAACATTCCTAGGTTTATAGGAGAAGCCCTCCGCTTTATCCTGTATCTGCATCATAGCTTCTGCAATTGGGTTCAAATTAGTAGCCATACTGTGACTTTCCACCTGTATCTGTTTGACCTCTGGGTAGACTAGCCTCATCATCTTAGTAACCAAGTCTGCCTTTACTTTAATCGGAGTCTCTTCATCCCTAAACAATGAAACTGCTTCGGTAAGGGGGTCGAAGTTTAACTTATTTAACACTTCCGACACTAGGCGGTTCTTGTTTATGGCGTTCTTAGGTCTACCGGGGCCACCTACCCCGCCCTTCATAAATCTTGTTGTTTTATTTTCTATTTCCATCCCACATTTTCCAATCTATATTATCTGTACGGTACAATGAAGGTAAACTTGATACAACAAACTGCATACCACGCTCAACTAAGATCACCTCCTCCCCAACCTTTCTGTAAGGTGCGCATTCACGCATTGGGTTCTGAGTTAGTATAGGATAAGCCAAATATAACATTCCGTCATCTGTTTCTACCGTTACTACAATACCTAGTGCAAAATCTAAGTCCCAATTTGTCATATAGGCAAAGCTAGGTTCCTCTAGCACCGCTTTTAAGGTCTGCCCGGAAGAAGGAGGAGGACTTGTAAGCAAACACGATACTAGAAGAACCCGGATTACCCAGTTCATTCTTTCTTACGGTCTGCACCCATCTTCCAAGTTGCAGCACCACCGATACCCATCATACCCCAGACCTCAGCAGAGAAGGAATGATACCCTAATCCCTGACAGGCCATCATCAACATACTCATACCTAACAGAATATATGTTTTTTGACCGGGAAACATACTGTCTACCAGACCAATTGCTGTCTTAACCATTATACCTCTCCTTTAATTTGGTGCATGACATTCCTGCAACCTTTTTACCATATCGTTCTCAAATTGCAAGCGTTCCTCTACCCAACCTTCTGATACAGCATACCATCCATCCTCAAGTACTCGCATCTCACCGCTTTTCAGAAGAACTACCTTGCTTTCGCAACTTACTAAAAAGAGCAGTAATCCTATTAGGGTCACGATTGCCCAAAGACTCTTTAATCTCTTCTTGGTTCTTCTTCCATTCAGTGTCAAACTTACCAAGTGCCCTTCTTCTGAGGACATCTCTTGCGAGTCCGAAGACTTCTGCGATTGCTCTAAACATACTGGCTCCACTTTGTAAGGACAATCACTCTTCTGGCTCTGGCTTGTCTTTCTTGCCGATGTATACGATGTAATCAGGCTCATTATCCTTCTCCTTAAAGGTGTTAGCCATAACCAGCAGTTTTGTACCATACGTAAACCCACCACTAAAGTAATCGTTATCGTTCTTATCCTTGTTCTTCCATAACCCACCAATCTTAATCAAGTCGCTCATTAAACACTCCTCGTTTTATTTCGATGCTTTTTTTAGGACGGCCTACTGAGCGTTTAACAGGGGGCATCTCCTCTGCAAACTCAGGTTTGTCATTATGTAGGTCGTTAAATTCAGGCAGATTTGCCTCGTTCCACTTTAACATCATTAGATTAGCCAATGCGTGTCCTATATGATCCTCACCTACACTACCTTCTTTTAGGAACTCCACAATATGACGTAAAGCGTGGTTTACTAAAACTGAGTTCTTTAACCCCTTCTTCCAATTGTGATCCCCATGCGTTACAGCACCTTCATACATTGCCCTTGCAACAGCTTCTATACCCTCAGCAGGTACTAGGTCGTAGCGAGTCTCAGAAGCATCTGCACTCC